GAGACGATGATTGTTCGCGAAGAAGCGGACATCGACCGCATCGCAAGGAAGCTGTACTTCATGCTGAAATCAACGGCCATCAACCGCATGTAAGGAGGTGGAGACATGAGCCTTATCGGAAACATCGCAAAGAGTGCGCTAGGGAATTTTCTTGACAACCTCGACGGAAGCGGGGGCGGCGACATCTCCGTCTCCATCGGCAGCGTGACGCTCCCTGTCGCGCCGGAAGAATTTTCCGTGCAAGTGTCGAACAAGAATTCGACCATCGACATCAACAACGCGGGCGAATACAACATGATTGGCAAGACGGGGCTGAAATCCGTCTCCATCTCATCGTTTTTTCCCGCGCAGGAATATTACTGGGTGTCCGATTCGCCGGATGCCTGGGGCTACGTTGACAAGATTGAAGAAATGAGAACGAGTGAGAAGGCTGTGACGTTCAAAATCAGCGGTACGTCCATCTCGTTCGATTGCCTCATCGAATCGTTCCAGTATGGCGTGAAGGATGGTTCCGGCGACGTCTACTTTACCATCAATCTCAAGGAATACCGCCTGCCGGAAGTCACGCCCGCGAAGGTGGATGAAAAGACAGGGCTCAAGAAGCGCAAGATGTCCTTCCTCCAGCGCGCGGGCGTCGGCATGGCGAAGAGGATGCTCCGCGGCGAATCTCCGCTCCATGCCATCACGGGCGCTATTGGCGACGGTGGTTTGAGTGCGAAGCAGCACAATTACCTCGACGCCTTCCGCGCCGTCACGAAGCAGGGCGGGCTCCAACCCGGGGACATTATCACCGTCGCGGCAGGGCAGATCGCGAAGAACGGCACCAACATCTTTGGCTCGAAGAAGAAATCGGTATCCAAGAGTAGCGGAAGCGAAGGTGAGCTGGTATGAGCATTGGAAAAATGGTCGCGAGCATGGCCGAAAAGACAGACGTCAAAGCCGCGAACCGTGCCATATCGAACGCGGCCTCCAAGGCACTCGGCAAGGCGTCGGGTGCGGCATCCAGCGCGGCAAGCGCAGCAGGGCTCAAGGGCGCGGATGCGTCTGCCATTGGCGATGCGCTCTATCATGAGCGCTTCGACCTGCTGGCCAGCGACAAGACCATCATGCACTACGTCACGAAGCTGACATGGAGTGGAAGTCTTGACCAAGCCGGACGCCGGTGCGACTTTACCATCGGCTACACCAAAAAGGACAAGGCATGGCAGAATCTTGACATCAAGCTCGGCGATACCGTCAAGCTGACGTATGAGGACTTGCTGACGAAGAAGAAATACGTCCTGTTCGTCGGCAAGGTGTTCATGCAGAGCCGCGCGTCGGAGAGCTACGAAATGGATTTTGTCTCTTACGACAACCTTATCTACCTGACAAAGTCGCACATGACGGCCAAATATGACAATGTCACCATCAAGGCCGTCATCCAAGACGTCTGCTCGACGCTCGGCGTCACAGCAGGCGAGCTCAAATGCGAAGACCTGAATTATACCGTCTCGTTCGTCGCCGACGATATGAGCGGCACGGACATCATCAAGAAGGCACTCGAAACCGCGCAGGCATGGACGGGCTGGACCTATCACATCTACATGGCCGTCAATCCTGACAGCGGAGAGCAGAAGCTGGAAGTCGTTCGTGCGAACACGAAGATTGACAATCTTGTCCTGTCTGACACGGATTACGTCGAGACGGCGAAGCACTCAACGTCCATCGAGGACATGGTCAATCAGGTTGCCGTCGTTGATGATAGCGGCAACACGACCGGCTATATCAAGAACGACGACGACATCAAGAAATACGGCCTCCTGCAAGCGAATTACAAGTATGATTCCAAGCAGAACACGGAGCAGTCCGCGCGCCTGCTGCTCCAAAAGGAAAAGGACAACTCCGAAATCACGGCGCGCGGAAACATCCAATGCATTTCTGGCTATGCCGTCACGGTCAAGGAAGAGCAGATACAGGGCGACTTCCTCATTGCGGCAGATTCGCACAGCATCCAAGGCAACAGGCACAACATGAGCCTCACCCTCACGTATATCGTCAAGCCGGACGCCGCGAAGAACGCCACGACGGAGGGCAATGTCAATCCGGAGCCGACGAAGAAGAAAGGCAAAATCGGAAAGGGCTCGTTTTCCGGCAGCATGGGCGCGGCCATCAAAGAAGGCTACAACGCATGGGCAGGGCAGACGATGCCTCATGGGGAGAATGGTTGCGTCGAAGCCGTCACGCGCATCGGCTCGTACTACTCGCCATTTCTCAAGAGCGAGTATGATGGCGGCGTTGCCTCTGTCCCGACACTCGTTGCGGACGCTGGCGGCAACTGCATCCCGTTCGACAGCTCGCAGCTCGAAGCGGGTGATACCATCGTCTACGGTGACAATGACCATGTTGTCATCGCGGCAGGGCCGAACGGGGATTACGTCGGCAACAGCTCCTCCGCAAACAAGGTCGTCCACGGAAAGAACTTTTACAACATGGGCGGCTTGTATCCGACCAAGATTATCAAGACGTCGCACATGTAAGGAGGCGGGAACATGCACGAAAATCCATACACGGGCATCCTCGGCATCATGGACGACGTCGCGCAGACGAACAAGACGCCAGGCGCTTGCATCGGCACGATTACGGCCCCGCCACCGAACATCAAGATTTCGTACAAGGGCATTGAGCTGACGAACAAGGAAGTGTTCATCGCCGACTACCTCCTGCCTGGCTACGTTCGGCACGTCCAAGGCGAGACATCGTATCGCGGCGGTGGCAGCGGCCTGCCTTCCTACGAATCGCATAACCATCCCGTAGACAACGACGAGACATGGACGGACACGCTCAAAGCAGGCGACCATGTTGCCATGATACCTGTCGAGGCGTCTGACGATATGCAGACATCGCAGCAGTATTACGTGCTCGCGAAGGTTGTCCGGCCGGACTGGGGGTGGTACTGATGGCGAATCCTTTTGTTGCGATGACAACGACGGAGGACACGGAGGACAGCAACCTGCCAGAGCTCACGGACTTTGCATGGGACTTTGACCATGACACCTTCCGACGGGATACGCGCGGCAACATCATCCTTGTCACGGAAAACGAAGCTCTGAAAGTGTGGATTTACAAGTGCCTGAAGACAGAGCGCTTTCGTTATCCTGCCTATCGTCATGGCGAGTACAACCAAGACGCGCCTTATGGCGTCGAGCTCGAACGTTTCATCGGTCGGCGGATGAACAACAAGGCAACGTCCGAAGATGTCATGAGGTACATCAAAGAGGGACTGCTCGTGAACCCGTACATCGTCCGGATCATCAGCATCAAGGCAACGAGTATCGACCATGACAAGCTGGAAATCGAAATCGAGCTGGAATCCGTCTACGGGTACCTCTCACAAAGGTACGTCGTCTAAGGAGGTGAGGATATGGAGGATACATTTGAGATGCAGTTCCGCGACGATGTCCAGGAACGCATGGTATCGGAGCTGAACAAGCTCAACGACAAAACGAAAATCGAAGGCGGCTTTTCGCGAGACATCATCAACGCAAACTCGGTCGAGTTTGAGAACGCGTATGCGGAGATGAACCTCATCGTAGAAGCCGCCTTTGCTGACACGTCGTGGGGCGAATACCTCACGAAAATCTGCGCGGAGTACGGCGTTGACCGCAAGGAAGCGGCCTACGCGACAGGAACCGTGACGTTTACGGGAACGGATGGCACGGTTGTCCCGGCTGGCACACTTGTCCAGACGGCCGACCGCATCCAGTACAAGACGGATGACGATGTCACGATTGCGTCCGGCACGGCTGATGCGACCGTCACGGCTGTTGTCATCGGCTCGACGGGAAACGTCAAGTCAGGTACCGTGACGGAAATCCCTTTGGCCGTATCGGGCGTGCATGCCGTTACGAACGCAGCGCCGATGGAGAACGGCTACGACGAAGAGAGCGACGATGACCTCCGCACGCGCTACTACATCGCAGTTCGGACGCCCGCGACGTCTGGCAACGTCTACCATTACTACAACTGGGCAATGGCGGTTGATGGCGTCGGATCGTGCAAAATCAATCCGCTCCGCTACGGCAATGGCACGGTACAAGTGCTCATCATCGACAGCAACGGCAAGACGGCCAGCGCCGACCTCATCGCAGCCGTCAAGGCCTACATCGAGGAGCGCCGCCCGATTGGCGCAACGGTCTACGTCGAGAGCCCGGAGCCGTACATCGTGAACGTCTCGGTAGACATTGACGGTACGCTCGACGTCGATGCCTTCAAGGAGGCGGCGACGGCTTATTTCGTCAAGCGGGCGAACACGGCCGGACAGCTTTCGGCGAATATGCTCTCGAAGTACATCACACAGCAGGATACCGTTGCCGATTATGCGCA